ACCCTCACCGGAGCCGAGACCATAAGCCGTCCCTTCAATGCCGCCAGCAACGGCCCCTCGCCCGATACGCGCCGCTGGCGCACTGCCAGTAAGGCGCGGAAGAAACGCGCGGATCATATCATCAAGCGGCCCACCAAGAGCCAAACCTGTGGCCAAGCCGCCAACAACCTGCCCAGCAATCCTTGCGCCGGGGTAATTTTCCACATCTGACGCGATTTGCGCACGCGCTTGAGAAAGTGCGTTATTAAACGTCAAATCAGGAACCATGCCACCAGTGCTGGCCATAAGGGCAGCTAATTCGTCAGCCGTGCCAAAGGTCGCCATGTCAATCGCGCCACGAGCGGCGACGGGAAGCCTTGCCTGCAACTCGTCAACCGCAGCCGGATTGACCGATACGCCGCCAGCAGGTTCGTCAAAGCTACGAGCAAGCGCAGCCAGCCTGCGCGCATCTTGCGCCGCCTGCTCATCACCCTGCCGCGCTAAAGCGTCAGCATTGCGAAGTGCTTGGAGTATCTGTTCGCGGGTCATCGGCTATACCTGTCGATAAGGGCTTGATCGTCATCTGCATTGCCGCCAGCCCTGCCCTGAAGGGCTTCTTGAAGCCTACGCAAAGAGCGGGCAGTCGCTGCGGGCTGCATAATATCAAACGTGCCGCCTGTGGATTGGATCAACGCAATGTCGCTGTCCGTCAGCGACCCGGTAAAGCCAGAAGCGCGCGCTTCCTGCACGCCGTTCATGGCCGCAATTGCGCCAATCTCCTGAATGGATGCCATAGCAAGCCTGCCTCGGCGCGTGTCATCCATAGTAATTCCGGGGAGCATGGCAGAAGCGAAAGGCGCTGCGCCAACTAAGGGCGCGACGATTTCGCGGACCTCACCGCTTTCATTCAACAAAAACCCGAGCGCATCATCAAGCAAGGGCGCAAGCCTTGTATCAGTTTCCCGAGCTCTTGCAGCCACAGATGCTTCTGCAGTAAGTGTTGCAATTTGCGCATCAATGTCTGCGATATCTTGATTAATTGCAGATGTGCCTAAATTAACGCCAAAACCTTGGCCAATGTCTGCTTGCCGCAATTGTTCAATAAGCGCAGCCCTCTTGGCTTGCAATCTGGAAATCGCATCCTGCTCAGGCGCAACAACAGTCGCGGTTTCCGGCATCAAATTTCCGTTAATATCAACGCCAATTTGGCCACGCTCTTCCATGCCGCGCAGAAAATCATCTCCACTTACAGCGCCGCCCGTCGGAACGGCAGTTCCAGCAGGCGTTGCGCCGCCAGCAAAATCAACTGGCATCAGCGCAGCACCGCCCATAAGTCGAGAAAGCTGCTGCTCTGCATAAGCCGCCAATTCAGGAGAACCAGAACTTCGAGCCAGCCATTGCAATTGCATGGTTGCCATCAATTCTTGATTGCGGTTGGCATATTCACCTTGCGCCCGAAGCCGCTCACGCTCACGGGCCTGCTCAAAGCCGCCGAGAGATTGCTGAAAGAAGTTGCTGTCACGCCCCTCAAGCGATGCAGCCGCGTCCCGCAATGCGGCAAACCCCAGCATGGTCCGCTGTGATCGAGACAGGTTGGCAAACGGGTCTGTGGCCGATCCGGCGTTGGGGTCATTAGGAAAGAAGGGAGTGCCCATCCGCTGACCCGCGCTGGGATCGCCCGCGCCAAAGAAGTTGCCGATCCGCTGAAACAGGCCGGGTTGATTTACGCCGTCTACCATATCTATCATTCCTTATCGCGGAAACGCTGCGCCATAACCTTGGCCCAGTGAGCCAAGAGCGTCAAGAATGCCTGTAAATCCGGGTTTTCCTGTCGTTGTGCTTGTTTGGCCTTGCGGAACTTGTGCGCCACTTGAAGCCGAAACCAAAGCGCCAAGCTGCTGCAGCGGCAAATTTTGCTCGCGCATAAACTCTCCATAGAGAGCATCAAGTTGCGCTTGATTGGTCAACTGCTCAAGGTTGCCAAGCTGCATCATGCCTGCCGCCGATTGACCTGCCGCACCCTGACGCGCCCCAAGCTGCGCCATTGTCTGCGCTTGCGCTTGGCTGTAGCCCTGAGACATGAGATTGGCGATCATTTCGTTCTGGCCGAGTTCAAACGCAGCCTGACGCTCCGCCTCAAATACCCCACGCCGCTCGTTTCCAAATGCGCCAGCGCGGGTGATGTCAGCCATCTCTCCAGTGCGGGCAATGTCACGCTCACGCGCCGACCGAGCCAGAGCAGCATCAATGACCTGCTCTTGAAATGGGTTCATGTTCGCCTGCGTCATAGCGGCGAAGTCTTGCGGCGTCATGTTGGCGATATTAGCAATCTGCCCAAATTGCGTCTGAGCGCCCATTGACAGTGGAGACACGCCAGCGGTCAATTCACCACCATAGGGCGTGAACTCCTGACCAGCAAATTCTTGAGCCGCCGGGAACAAATCCTGCGTCAGAAAGTTCTCATAGAACTGCGGGATAGTTGCCTGCGTGCTTTGCGTTTGCGAACTGCGGCCCATCTGTTAAATCTCCATCTCATACGCGCGAGAAATTTCTTTGAAGCCGCGCTGCGGAACAATCTTTGCCCAGCCCAAACGACCATCCGCCTCAATGGCAGAGCATCCGGCAATCCGTGCCGCTTTTTTCATCGCTGCAATTCCATCGTCTAGCCATTCGGACATGCCCGAACCCCCAATGTGCAAAATGCGCCAAACGCGCCTGCGAGGGTGCTGGGCAATCTCGGTTATGATAACCGCCCGCAGCTTGTCCTCAATCCTGACCAGCCAAAGCATCGCGCGCTCTGCAGTCAGGTCTTCGTATATGTCCGCCATCCCGGCATTGCGCTCAATTCGCTTCTGAGCAAGCCGGACCAGCGGAGCCGCTTCTGGCCACGCCGCGTCAATTTCTTCTGCGCGGAGAGGCACAACAAACGCCTTTGACGACAACATACTATCTTTTTCTGCACATGTCACCCGTGCAGCCTCACAATGCTGATTGTGGATGCAGGCGCGGCAGGCGCAAATGCCGTGGCGGCTGCAGCTTCAAGGAAACCATGCGTGCTATCCACCGCCCACATGGCCTCGATGTAGTCGCCAGCGGCCAGTTCAAACGCCGCAGATCGGCCTGTGACAATCGACGCGCCGTTGTTGTGCATCGTGTTAATCATCGTTGCATTCGGAACGTTTACGCCGTTGACGCGGGGCCAGAAGTAAAATTTCACGGTTGAACCTGATGTGGAACTGATCTGCGCCGAAAAGCTGAACATGTAGTAACCGGCCTCATCAACCACCAGCCGCGAGGCGGGCGTGCCGTTGACAATGCCATCCTGCAGTTGAGGCGTGTAGGTCAAGGCGTAAGCAGTATTGACCGCAGCCGCCGTCACGCTTGCCGTGATGCCGCCGCTGTAATGGCCGTCCTCAAGGATGATCTGCCGAAACTCGCCATTCTTGGACACGACCGGGTAGCCGTTCACATCGTCCCACAGAATGATGCCGTTCTCAGACGGAATGTCGCTCGGGCTGAGAAAGTTGAGCCGCACCAATCCGCGCAACAATGCCCGCGTCAATTGCTGCGCCCAGACGCGCAGATCAGGGCCGATAGGCGGTAGGGACGGGGCGCTCATCGCCGCCCCGCTTGCGTCACCTCAATGCGAGGAATGCCAAACCGCCAAGGCGTCAGCGTGTTGGCCGTCACACGCATCCGAGCCTGCCGACCATTGAAGCGGACGCTGGTCGGATTGGTCATCGTGTATGGCCCGTGAGATGTCTCTGCCCCATTGGGATACAGCCGCGTCTTGAACGTCAGCGTCACATCACCTTGCGTGCGCTCATCTGGGATCAGCTTGTGCGCGTTAAACGTAAACTCGCCGTCACCAAAGTTGGCTGGCCCGCTCTCGGCAAACACCTCTGCGCCGTCGTAGTTAAACCCGGTCTCGTGGTCGTAAACGTCGCCAGTCGCATCAGCCCACACGGGCGTGCGGAATACGCCGCGATCCACGCCAGCCGTGCGGCTCAGGTTGCCGATCAGCCAGTGGCCTTCTTTGTAGTCATAAGCAACGTAGCGGTCGATCTCGTTGCTGTCCTCAGAGCAATAGAACCACCACACCTCGCCGTTCTGGCCGTTGCTGATTGCCCACGTTTTGCTGATCTGCGCGGTGTTAATGTCGAGAAAAACGTGGTCGAACACCTCGCACGGGATTTCCCGCACCGCAGAGCCGTCAAACAGGAAGAAGCCGCGCTGGCCCATCCAGAAGACGCCAGCATCCGTTGCCGCTGCAGCCTTGCGCGCGACCAAGCCACAGGCCGTGCCGACGCGTTCGAACTGATACACAAACGGCGGGCCGACATACACCGCCCGGTGAGCGTCAATGTCCGTTATCACCAGCGTCTGCCCGGTCGTGCGCAGCGCGGTCATGACGGTGCCGTTGGTCTGCAGAATTTGACTGCCAGCCTGATTGGTGGCCGCAGGCGTCCAGAGCGTGTTGTTCTCCTGATCGCACCACTGCACCTTGCGCGGATCGCCGCCAGCGCCCAAAGCGAACAAGAACCGCTCCTCGGTTACAAGCAGGCCAAGATTGCTGGTTGGAGCATTCGTGATCTGCGCGGCGTCATTGGCCGTGTTTAGCTGCCACTCGTATAGTTTGCCGTCAGCGTTTGAGCAGGCAACAAGATACTGGCCGAAATTGTCGAGGTGCCAAGTCGTGGCCTCGCCAAAGTTGCCCGTGTCGGGACGGATTTGGCCGTAGAAGCCCGTGCCGTAGAAGCCGCCAGAATAACCCGTGTTGACAGAAGCATCCAAGTCGCCAGCCGTAAAGCCAGTAGGCGTGATGTCGTAGGTCAAGCCGCCAGATGTTGCTACAATCAGCTTGTCAAACGTGCCGCCAGCCAACCAGCGGTCGCCGTTGTTACTCTCCCATGTATGCATGCCGCGAGGCGCGTCAGTGAACATGTCGGCAATCCGCTCACGCCAGCCGCTTACAGGGCGCAGCGAACCCTCGCGCCAGCGCACCAAGCTGCCATCTCGCCAGCGGCCCGACCCCTCAAGATCAGTGCCGTTTCGGTAAAACCCTGCGGGGATGTCAAGCGGGACGAGGGTCATAGGCCTACGCCTTCATGATATAAGCGAGCGCGTAGTAGGGCGGGCGGTTTTCGTGGCTTGTGCCGCCACCAGTAGAGCCAACAGTAACTGTGTGCGTGTGCGCGCCAGCAGTTGATGTGCTATAAGTTCCCGGTGGGTCAATATAATCCATCCCGCCGGGGTCATTTTCACCCGCATTCCCGCCCGGGACAAACGCGCTAAACGTGTGGCTATGATCGCCCGCGCTGTCCGTGCTGCCAGTATGCGTGTGCGCGGGCATCTGCGCCTCGGTCAGCGTCACACTGTCAGCGCCGCCTGTGTCGGCAACGGCATAAGCATCACCAGCGCCGACAACAAAGCGATTGCGAAGATCAGGCGTTCCGCTTGTGCCGTCGCAGATAAGCCACCCAGACGGGATGCTCGCTACAGACCCAGACCACATGACAATCACGCCAGCGGGAACCAACGAAGTTTGCCCGCTCAGCAAAGCAAACTCAGACTGAGTAACGCCACCCAGAAGCGTATCCAACGCCGTCCAGTTGGCGTTAAGCTGCGTGCCCCAAGTGTCCTCGCTGCCCCCTACTGTGGGCAGGTTCCAGATATAGTTGCTCGTCGCCATCAGGCCACCTCCGTCCAAGTCTCAGACGTTTCTGGAACGTCAGTCCAAATCCCCGATGCGGCGGGAACGTCCGTCCACGTTTCCGGCGTGTCAGGCTCCGGCTCCCACTTGAGCCGCGCGCTTGCCGTGAATATAGCACTAATAGACGTTGCTGCGCTAGTGAACTGAACGCGATTGACAGCCGCCGCCAATTCCGCGCTGCAAGCAATCGTCGCGCTGTCCTGATACACCGCAAGCGCAGTGGCCGAAGTCGTAAGCGCGGCGTCAATCTGCGCCTGCGTGATCTGGATGCGAACCGCGTCTGCTGTGATCGTCACATTCGCCGCAACGCTTGCGGAGGCAAGGCGCACAATCTCCGCGCTGGCAGACGCCGCCAGATCAGCCGCGACAATCGCGGCAACGTCATTAATGCGCAGCGCAGCCGCCGAGACAGTCAGGGCGGCAGACACCGACGCGCCCGCAATTTTTGCGTCGCCCTCGGCGTAACCCTCAAACCAGTATTCCGGCTCGGCGTAATATGGCAGCATGTCTTACTCCGGCGTGTCAGCAGGCAGCGGCTCGTTGCCCTCGGCAGGCTGAATGGTCAACTCACCCGCCTCAACCTCCCTTTGTATCTCAGCGTAGTGGCGGTTGGCAGGGTCAAGGGGGACGCTCATAGTTACACCGTCAATGACTGCGGTGATGGAAGCATTGCCGCCAGTTAAGGTGTCCTTAACGTATTGAGCGGATGTGATGTTTATGTTTCCCATTTCTTATAACTCCGCATCTGCTGTCCAGTTGCCATAAACATCTGTATAGTCATATCCACCTAAATCGTAACTAAACATGACTTCAGTTGCCGCGAAAATTGGTGTTACACTATTAAAAATACCACTGAACCAAGACCATTGAGCCGTGCCAGATACAGCACTACCATAAGCAACCATAGATGGTGCAGCCCTCTTATTAACCTTAAATGTTATATTGCCTCGTCTACCAAAGTGTACATT